TACTGCCATCTGACAAAAACGCTTGAGTCAAACCCAGCACTTTGCTCTGCCCATATATCGGCCGGCCTTGCCGCCCCTATCCTGACCCACTCTTCATCAGACGCCCTCGGCCTTCCGCCCTGAAGTTGGAGTGAAATAAGGCTATCGAAAGGTGCGGCGTATGTGGGTTGTGACCCCTCCCTCAGCACGTAGCTTACGTCCGCCAGAGACTGTGTTGGTCCAAAGCCAAACCTTGATATTACATCAGACCAAGATTCAGACCCTTGGTCGGCCGCAACCTGAATCCCATTCGCAAACCTGACCGCCGTGCCGTCATCGTTTACGATCAGTTGCGCCCCCGACAACGCAGCGCCCAAATCGCCCACACTGATGCGCCGATCAGAAGCGTCCTGCACGATGTGCAGAAGGTCGTTTAAATCCGCCTCGCCAGCCAGCGGGAAGCCTGATACCGGGCTGCTCATGCAGTCACCCCCTATGAGTCGATCCAGATGGCCGCATCCTTCCAGATGCCGTTATCGTTCCACTTGCCATCCTGGAGAATCCAAGGCACGAATGGTCTGGTTCCTCTGTCTGCCGGGTCGTTGCCGCCGACAGCCGTCACAGACCAGCTTGCGGACATCATACCATTGGGGCGGCTGTTGCCGGCATCCGGGTCGCCGTCAACCCAGCAATATATGGCCTCGTTGCCAACTGGCGCAAGGGCGTACCGAATGGGCGTCCCGTCCTCGCGCACAAACAGATCGCCGTCCTCGGTCTGCACGAATCCGGGCGACTCGACCCAGTTGCGCCAAACGAATGCGTGTGGGCGCGCCGCAGCCTGATCAAAGAACGGATCAAGCTCGCGCCGGAACCATTCTGGCTCCACGTCGTCTACGCTGACTTGCGTCTGGTATGTGCGCCGCCGCTCAATCGCGCCAAGATATCGGCCCGTCTCGGACAGTCCTTGTACGCGCGAAACACGACGATTTCGGACGCCGGGCGAGTGCCCCACATAGATGGGGCGCTCCAGCTTGGTGGTCAGCCCGGCCCAAACCTTTGCGACATACGTGCGCGGACCGAAAGACATCGCCTCTACGCGGAATTGCTGGATCGGGTTGGCATCCTCTATCAGCCAGACTGTCGCGCCCCCTGCCGGCACCGGATAGCCTGCCGGCTGCCACTGCTGTGTCGGGATCCGGGTGTATAGCTGGAGCAGGCTTTGCGGCTGCGGCTCAATCGTCACGCAATATATCGCGTCGACAAACTTTTGTTCGTTGAACGTATACGTCAACCGACCAGCAGCCCCAGAAGGTGCCCACCCCTCATACGTCGCATCAGTGAGCGCAGCGGCAGAGGGCCTGCCCGCGCGGCTAGTAGTCGAAGATGTAGATCCGGGGGCCATCGGCTCCCATGCCAACGTCGGCAAGTTGTCCGGCTGGTGGCGCAGATCAATAACCTTACCCATCGAACACCACCTTGCCGCCGTCTTTCTGGAACTCTACCAGACGCTCCGCGAGTGTGCGCACGGCTTGGCCCGTGAATAGATCGCTCGCGCCGATGCCGCGCACCTCAAGCACTCCTCCCGCGTCTTGGCCCCCGCCCCCACTGCCGGTTTTGCGCTGCCGGTGGCGCAACGGATGCCCCGCCAGCGCCTGCGCCCGCGCCCGCGCTGCTGCCTCCCGAGAAAGTCACGCCCTGCAGGCTGCGGATCTGGCTTGCCTGGAATGCGCCCGCTGTAGCAGCGAATGCGGCGCCCAGTGGCGGACCGCCGATGCTTGCGCCAACCTTGTACGCCCCGGTGATGGCCTCTTTTGCGTGCAGCGCAGCGTTGGCCAATGATGCTGCCTTACTCTGGCCGAACATCTGCTGGGCGGCCTGCAGGCTGGTCTGAGTCATCTCGCCGAGTCGGGCGGCCATCTCCTGCGCCTGCCTGGCATAGCTGCTCGAAAGGTCCGACTCTATATCTCTCAGCGACCGGCTGCGGCTCACTGCGATGATGTCAGCCGCGTCTTGCTCCATAGACGCCATGCGGTCAAGGTGGGCCTTGCGCTCCTCCTCCTCGATCTCCTCCGCCTCTCGACGCATCTCTGCAATGCGCTCTTGTCGCTCACGCTCGGCCTCAATTTGATGCTCGCTGGCTTCGCGGGCGTCCTCCACGGCGCGCTGATACCCCTCTCTGATCGCCTCGCCAGGCAGAGGCTCCTCGAACGCCTCGCGGATCCGAGTCGCGGAATCCACCATGCGCTGCTCGGCAGCGGCGGCAGCTTCCTGCGCCGACTCAAGAAAAGCTGGCGGCTCAATTTGCTCGAACTCGACTCCGATCAGTCGGCTGAAGCGATTGGCCCCCTCGATCAACCGATTGATCGCGCCAAGCACCCGCTCGGTCAGCGCTGCGGCGGCGTTTGCTGCGCCTGAAACGATGGCGTTTTCGAGCAAGCTGAAGGCCTGCGTCAAGACTACGTTAGCTCGGCGCGCCGTCTCAATCGCATTGGCAAGGTGAGCGAATCCCGTTACGCCAATCTGAATGCCCCGCTCGATGGCGTCGCCAAATCCGCCAGACTCACGCGCCGCATCCCCCATGCGGCCGGCAATCATCTCGATCACGGGCGCGAGTGCTACAGCCAGCCGCTGCCGCACCACATCCACGATGCGGCCAATATCCGCCATCGCGTCATTCGCCCGCTCGACAGTGCGGGTGTCCACTTCCGAGAGCGACAGGCCAAAGTCGTCAACGTCTTGGCGCGCGGCACGAATCGCATCCCCGCCCTGCGTCATCAGCAGCGACATATCCCGCGACCGGATACCGAGCTGCCGCAGCTCGTCCTGCGCCTGTGCAGAGCTGAGGCCAAGATCGTGCATGCGGTCAGCAATGACCGCCATGCGCTCGTCGACGTCCATGCGCATCAGGTCATCTGCCGACAATCCCAGCCTGTCTAGCGCATCAGCAGCCGGACCAGACCCGGTGCGGGCGACCTCTGCCAGCCGCTGGTTGAGCTGCTGCGCGCTCGTCTCCATCTGCGAGACAGGCACGCCCGCGCGCTCGCTGGCAATCTGCACTGCGCGCAATCCGTCAGCGGTGGCGTCAAGGGATCGTGCCAGCTTGGCCTGCGCATCTACTGCTTGCAGGCCCTGGCGGGTAAGATTGGCGACCAAGGCAGCCCCGGTGGCGGCTGCGGCTGCAGTGATGGCGGCGAGACGCTTGGCAGTGGCGGCGGCGCGCCGACCGAGCTGAGAAAGGCGAGACTCAGCATTGGCTGTGCCCCGATCGAGGCCGGTGGTGTCCGCGCTGATCTCTACTGATAGCTCGCCGATCCTGCTCATTTTTTCAGCCTCGCGGCTAGTCGGTCGATGTCATCGGCAGTCAGGTTCCCGGCCACCTTGTCCACCCCTGTTCGCCTGACCTCCTGCTCTCCGATCCACCACCACTCTCGGTACGTCATGGACCAGAACTCCGAAGGCTGGATGCCCCAGGCGCGGACGGCTACCGAGAAGCAGCCTTGGACGATGCCTTGCCAGTCCGTCTGCTGGTCGCCTTCGGCTTTTTTGCGCCGGCACCTCGCGGCCTTGGAGCACCTTCGACCATCGAGCAGATGTAGTCGATAGCGAGCGGGGCAAGCGTAACCAACCCCTGCTGCATCAGCGCCTCCGCAAGCGCATCGTCGTCGTGCTCACAGCCGGCGTGGCGAAGCCCGATAATAAGAGCATCGACCACTTGCCGCATCGACAGCACACGCAGCGTTTGGGTGTGGTCGCCTGACGCATGGGCACGCGCCAGATCGGCCAGCACTGCCAGCGGGTCGGCCACATGCTCGGCGATCTCCAGCGACGCGCGGAAGTGCACAGGCAGTGTATAGCTCTGCCCCTCAATCTTCAGCGCTGGCATTAGGGCGTCTCCGGCGTGTACGTGAACTCCCCAGAGCTCTGGATCTCAAAGGAGTACACGGCATTCTCGTTGTGGGCACCCTGGAACTGGAACGAGTTGAGCCGGAAATCACCCTTGATCTCACCCAGTCCGTCGATCTCGATGGTGTATTCCTGCACCAGCGCAGTGCCCGCAGTCGCAGCAGCCAGCAGCGTGTCGTCCTCAAGCAGACCCTCTACCGTGCCGCCAGCGGACTGCATGGCGGACTTGCCAGCCAGCTTCTGATATCCGTCGGAGTCGTCGTTGGTCCGATCGAGTGGCTCGTTATTGATGGTGAAATCGCGTGACTGCACGGCAGCCACTGTGGTCCCGTCCTTCTTGATCGTGATGTCACGACCCGCAAGCTCAACAGCCATTAGACTGCCTCCCGTAGCAGTACCCTGAACCTCTGGACTCCGTGGACGGTGAGATTGTCCGCCTCGCGGGTCGCCTCGCTGTATTCCTGGTCAATCATTGTAACACCGTAACCCAGCACTGATAACGCGAATCTGTCAAGCGCATCGTATATCTGCCCCTGGATAAGTTTCACTTCGGCATATCCTCGCTCGCGCGTGAAAGTGTGGACGGTCACCGTTGCGCTAAAGCCGCGTCGGTCATCGCTGTTATTTTGCGTGAAGCTGTCGTCACCAATTAGCACCACCGGAAACTTGTCGTCTCTGGCGGCGTCCGCCACCTGCTCGTGATATGCAACCACCTGCACGGAAAGCTCGGCATCAAGGCGCGCAAAGATGGCGGTCTGTAGCGCTGCTGCGTAGCTCATCCGACAGCCCTGTTGTGGATTTCTTGCATTCGCCGCATGTGGTCGGCGCGGGACTCCTCCATAGACGGCATAAGCCATGGCCTTGGCGCCACCATCGCTGTGCCGTGCTCCAGATACCGCCCGTGCGCCTGGTTAGTGCCCACGAATACGGTCAGACCGCCATCTGCCGGATCGACGTAAATGTTACGCGCAAGCGCCCCATTGTCGGTGGCGGGCGGCTCGCCCGGCGCAGATGCGCGATGCGTCCTGCGCGGAGGGCCGGCAATCTTATACACGCGCCCGCTGCCGGACGCATGAATTTTGCGCACTGCCGCCGTGTGCACCTCCTCCCCGGTTGCACGGTTGGCGCGCCGGGCCTCGTCTGTCATGCGCCGCTGGTATTGCCGCAAGTTGGTGATCGCTTCCTTCAACCCTCGCACGCTCATGT